GATCATGTTGAGGTGGGTGAGGTTGTTTCACTCCCTGCACAACTTGTGTGGGAACATATGATCGAGGGCGCTTACGAGAATGGAGAACCGGGTGTGGTGTTTATTGATCGGTTCAACGAAATGCATTCGTTCCCGGTTGATACAGATGAACCGTTACAGGATCAGGAGTATTCAATGCTCGCTACAAATCCTTGCGGAGAACAGCCACTTATGGAGTACGAGGCGTGTAATCTTGGACATATCAATCTGAGTACGGTGGTTCATGCGACGGGTGATAAGTGGGTTGATTATAAGGAGCAGGTTTCGGGTCTTGATCTCCCATCACAGGTTGGTGGGTTCTTGGATCAGGTGGTTGATTGGGATGTGTTGAATCGACGTATTGATTTGGGGACTCACTTTTTGGATAATGTTGTTACAATGAGTGATTTTCCTATCCCTGAGATCGAGCAGACAGTCCGAGACAACCGGAAGATAGGATTAGGTATTATGGGTCTTGCACAGTTCTATATCCAAATTGGGGTCGAGTATGGGTCTGACGTTGGGAATGAGGTTGCCCGTCAGGTAATGAAGCATATCAATCACAGATCAAAAGAATATTCCCGTGGGTTGGCTGGTGGACGTGGGTCGTTTGCTAATTGGGAAGATTCTAAGTACGCTGATCCTGTTGGGTATCGTGAGTGGTTTGAACATCATACGGGGGAGAGTGCTGACGATTGGGAAGATGGGTTCCCTATTCGGAATCATAATACTACGACTATTGCACCTACTGGTACAACGTCAATGATTGGCAATACCTCTGGTGGGTGTGAGCCGATCTTTTCTGTTGCTCGGTATAAGAATGTCTCCGATGATGTTCAGGGTGACGAGATGTTGGTCGAGTTCGATCAGTTGTTCCTTAACACGTTGGAGTTGAATGGTATTGATGTTGAGGAGGCTAAACGTGAAGCCGAGGAGTTAATGTCCAAGAATAAGTGGGATGGTGCCGAGTCTATTAGTGTAGTTCCTGATGGGATGGGTGAGTTGTTTATTACGACTTCTGATCTCACGGCTTTAGAACATGGTAGTGTTCAATGTGCGGTTCAGGAGGGGGTTGATTCAGCCATTTCTAAAACCGTCAATGCTCCTAATGATGCTTCGTTGGAGGATGCGAAGCTCGCCTTTGAGTATGTCTACGACAATGGTGGTAAGGGAGTTACGTATTATCGAGATGGTACGAGAACGAAACAGGTGTTGACTACGAGGGCTGATAATCAGGGGTCGTCTGAGGATGAATCTACTGAGGATGTGGTCGATCGGTTCTTACAATCACAGTTTGGGGTTGGTCTTGATGAGCTACAATCGGTTGAGTCGGTCGAGGATTCGTTGACAACCAGTCCACAGGAAGTTATGGTTGGTAGTATTCGTGAGCGTCCGGACGTTCTTGTGGGTAAATGCTATCGGATTCAAACGGGGTATGGTACAATGTATGTGACGGTTAATGATTTGGATGGTGAACCGTTTGAGATTCTTGCTACCATTGGTAAGTCTGGTGGTCAGACTGAGTCTATGTTGGAGGGTATTGCGAGGATGATTTCTGGTTCACTTCGAGCGGGTATGAATGTTGGTGAGGTTATTGAACAGTTGTCGGGTATTCGTTCCCCGAGGGTTGCTTGGCATAATGGAGATCAGGTTAATTCAATTCCTGATGCGCTTGCTAAAGTCCTTATGGAACATACTGGTTCGAACCCGTTCCTTGAACAAGATACGAGAGCCCCTATATCTAAGGGTAAAACTGATGGGGGTGAGGATACGGGGATTGCTAAAAATATTAGTCCGTCCTCGAATGGTGAGGTTTCAAAGAATCTCAAAAAGAATTCTCAGGGTGAGGAGTGTCCTGAGTGTCATATGATGGGGTTGGTGTTGTCTGAGGGGTGTCAAACGTGTGAGGTTTGTGGGTGGTCTAAGTGTTGAGGTAAATATCTCCGATACATAAGTTTTTATAGTAATGGGGTGTGTCTGTTCTATTGTAATGGGATCAACAACTATTACGGTTACAACGGATGATGTAATGTCCATCGTGCGCGGATACTATCCTACCAATGAGGGGTGGGGAGATTACCTGTGTATCCTCAACGATGTGTGGTGGGTTATGGATAAATGGGGTCTGGATTCAACCGATCCAGAGCTAAAGGAGATCGGTCGTGAGGTTGCAAAACAAATAGATCAAGAGGTCAACGAGTCAGAGTAGGGGTTTCTAATGGCGTGAGTTTTCTATATCTAAAACGTTATCTTTATGTTGAAGTCTCTCATTGTATAGACTGTCGGTTCATTTGGTGAATCCGACTGGTGCATCGTCTCCGAGTTCGTTGGTCACATTGAGTTTCCGTTGGGTTTCGACCATTGGGGGGGAATCGGAACCGTTCCCCTTTTTCGAGTAAACCTTTTAGTTGGTAGATATAGTACTGGTATGTATAATGGAAGATCGTATTCGCAGAACAGCTTACAGTCAGCCTCAGAATTCTGAGGTTTTTGAGAAATTGTTTGAGAATTTCTCCCCGGTTAAACCTCATGATCCCGATACTCTTGAGGTAGAGGAACCTGAAATTGAGGAAGCAGAATTGTCTGACGAGTTTTTACCTAACCAGTTCAAAGAGGATATTGTTGAGCCTGAGGATAATTTTGAGTTGGGTCGTATTCGTGAGCGTGGGTTTGTCCAAGAGGGTATTGATTTCGAGGGTAATGTCGGGGTTGAGTTTGCTCAGTCTTCAAGTGGGTTGAAGGAGAAGGTTGAGATGATCGAGGGTGTTAATCAGAAAATGGAGGCAAATAATATTCGCCGCCGGTATGTTCTTGGCGAGGTTGACATCCCTGAGGGAGCTGCTATGTATGAAGATGGGATCGGTAAGTATTATTACATGGTGGATAAGAAACTTCGCCCGTCTGATGTCCCGTCTATGGTTAAGGAAGATAGTTGGTTCGAGTTAGATGATGATGGTCGTAAGTTTGGGACTATTTTGTTGCTCTCGAAGTTTTATCCGTGGGTTCTCACAGATGCTACTACTGAGGATTCAATCTCTAAGTTCCTGAATCGGGTGTTGGTGTCCGAGTTCGATGAGCTTGAGAATGAGGATGTGTTCTCTAAGGACATGATTGAGGGTATTGGTTCGTTCTTGTTGAATCGGTAAATATAAACATTTAGAGGTTATTCTCTGTGGTATGGAGTTCATAGAGGTGGGACTTTAATGTCCAACGGACTGACTGTTGTTGTAGATGCTCGAGAAAAACGATCAGGCCTACATACAAGGTTTGAAACTCATCCTGATGTTGATGAGGTGTTTGTTGAGTATATTGATGTGGGCGATGTGGTTGTCAATGGTGATGTGGTGTTTGAACGCAAAACGCCGGGAGATTTCGTTGGGTCTATTAAGAATCGCCGGTTGGAGTCACAGTTACAGAAAATGCACTCGGTCTACGATCCGGGTAGTTCATATGTTGTCATCGAGGGTGATATGAGCGCATTTAATAATTTGGGGTACTCGAGTTTTCCTCCTGAGTCTGCTCGAGGGTATGTGGCTTCGTTGTCTGTCAGGTGGGGGTGTGTTCCGTTGTTTGCTTCTGATCAGGATATGTTGGTAGATGTTATCACGAGAATTGGTCGCAAACATAATGAGTCTACGCAACGGGTGGTTCGCAAGCCTTTGTCGTCACCGTCCAAAGCAGAGAATGACTTTTTCGCACGTACGATTTTACAGTTGGATGGGGTGGGTAAGTCCAAGATTGAACCGTTGCGAGCTGAGTTTGGGTCGGTGTATCAGTTGGTTGAGCGAGCTACGCAGGATGATTTGGAGTCGGTTGATGGTATTGGATCAAAAACTGCCTCGTCTATCCTCAAGCAGTTGAATGGTGGCGATTCATGATTGATGGATTAATTCAGGTGGGTGGGGTGATTTTACTTACGATTGGTATTACTATGATTATTTGGACGTGTCTTCGTGTCCTTGCTGGTAATGAGAACGATGATTTCTTGGATTTTGCTCGGTTACTCATTGGAACCTTTTTTGTGGTTGTTGTGTGGTGGTTCTTGGTATGATGATGTTTCGTGATTGTTTGGATTTAGCGTTGGTGTGGATCACAGCTGTTGTAGTCTGGGCGTTATTTATTCAGGTGGTTGTATGAGTCTTGCTCTTGCATTGTTGTCTGCGCATTTACTCGGCGATTTTTATTTGCAACCGTCTTGGATGGCGAAGCAGAAGTTGGTTAACGTGAGGATCAGACTGGTTCATGCCTTCATTCATGGCGTGTTGGCTATCGCGTTTTTGATCTTTGTTCTCTCAGACTTCAGACAAGTCGCATTGGCGGGTTTGTTTGTGTTGGTAGTACATTTTATCATAGATAGTCGTCGGTGGGTAGAGGCCCCCGAGGATTTCCCTCTCTATCCCGTGTGTGTTGATCAGTCGTTCCATGTGGTGAGTTTGTATGTGTTGGTGGTGGTTGTCCTATGAGTAAACAGAAAGGTACGCGAGGAGAGAAGAAGGTGGTGGATTGGTTTGTAAAGAATGGGTGGTTCGCTCAACGGACTGGTGGTAGTGGGGCGGGTACTAATGATGATCGCTCCGACGTCATCGCAATGAGACCTAATAGGTTTGGGCGTTCAGATGTTGCTGTCATCGAGGTGAAAGCACGTGATGATGGTACGGTCAGATTCCATAAGGATGAGATAGAACAATTGAAGGGGGTGGCAAATAGTTCTGGTGGGTTGGCGTTGTTTGTTACGAAGCCTGATCTTCGGTCACACGATCATATGTATGCGTTTTATGCAGATGAGCTAAAGGAGAATCAGGTATCCTATTCTATCACGAAGGGTATGTTGGGGTCTGAACATAGTCTCGGTAGGAAGTTGGAGATGTATTTCGACTCTTAACTAAAGATTTATACGGTCAAAGTCCCTTTGGTTAGTATGGCAAAAACTATTGGTGAACTCGACGGAGTTGGGTCTAAAACTAAAGAGCGTTTGGGTGAGTTGGGATTTAATTCGTTGAGTGATTTGGCGACTGGTGATGTGTCTGTTCTTGATGAGCATCCTGATATTTCTATCTCGGAGTCGAAGTTGCAGGAGCTTATTGAGTTGGCGAGTGCTGAGGCTATTGTTATCCAAACGGGCCAAGAGGTTGTTGAAGAGTATGAGAATCGTGGTAAGGTTCCTACGGGTATCCCTGAGTTAGATGAGAAGATTGAGGGGTGGGAAAATCGTTCGTTGATTGCAGTTGGTGGTAGTACGGGTGCGGGTAAGACGCAGATTGCTTTTCAGGCGTGTGGTGAGGCTGTCAAGGCTACTGGGAAGCCAGCTGTGTATATTGAGACTGAACCTGATCGGTATAGGGGTAAACGGATTGTAGATATGTTTGATGAGGAGACGCAGTCGATGGTTCACAAGGTTTCTGTTGCTGGTGAGGATGCTTTGGATATGCAGTATCGAGCGTACAAGGCGGTTCATGAACAGTATGATGATGTTAGTTTGGTGGTAGTTGATTCGTTCACGTCTCGGTTCCGTTTGGCTACGAAGTTTGATGGGCGAGAAAGTTTAGGTAAACGGAATCAAGAGTTTTCACGTCACTTACAGGCCCTTGAAAGTATGGCGATCGATCTTGATTGTCCGGTACTTTTGAATTGCCAAGTGTATCCTTCGCCACAAATGTATGGTAGTAAAGATGTAATATACGGTAGTTCTTTAATGATGCATATGGTAAACTATGTTGTAAAGATGCGAAAAAGCTCCGGGGCCTTGTCTAATTTGAAGGTACAAAATCACCCAGAGTTTGGAGATTTTGATATGGATGTCCAGATTCTGGAGGAAGGAATAGTGTATGCCGAGTGAAGGGGGTGTAACTGAACAGTCGATTTCGGGTAGTATTCCTGAGAGTGTAGAAAATCAAGACAATATCCTTTTACGGAGAACGGGTCATAACGCGGATGTGTGTTTCGTTAGGGTGTGGGAGAATGAGTGGGAGAAGAAGGTTGGGGTGCTATCAAAGCGGGAATATGCGGACGTTTTTTCAGACGAGTTGGATTGGGACAAATCTCACCATAGGTGGAACTCTGATGAGGTTAAGGATACAGATATGTGGGAGGTAGATTTGTCCGCGTTATTTTATGTGGCATCAGCGTTCATTGATCGGGATTTGGATGTTACTATCAACGAGGAAGTTTTCAAGGAATACTATGATGAGTACGGGTCTTAGGGTTTTGGTAGGTCGTTCTTACTGAGTTAAATCCTAAAGTTTTATATTGGTGTCCCTCTTTTATTGGGGTACATGGTGATTGTATTCCATGAGTGAAGAAACCCAAACGTCTGAGTTTCAAGACCTCGAAGACGACGGAGACGAAAAGGCCACATCATTCCAAAAGCTTGCTGAAGACAAGTATGGTGAAAAAATTACTGCTCTCGAACCTGATGCGTACGAACGGTTAAAGAGTTTATTCTACGAGAAACTGGACAAGTTCGGTAATGAGAGACTTGCTCTCACGTCAGCGATTGGTTCGTTTAATTTCGAACAGTCGAGTGGTGGAGAACAGGTTGAGTTGTATACGGTTGGGGCGAGTCGGATTCGGTCTTTTCAGGGGCCTACTGTGTTCGGGTATGGGGTTCTTGTCCCTGAAGATGGTACACCGGGTCGCATCTCGATCATTATCCCAGACAGTTCGGTTGATTCGAGTCTCGAAGAGGTAAAGGAGGTGTTTAACGATCCGTTCAAACGGGTTAGTGCTAATATCTCGTACAGACCCGCTAAGGGGGTCGAGGGCGGGTATGTTGGAGAGATAGGTGGTATGGGTAGTGTGTTCGATGAAGTTGAAGACGAGGAGCGTACTTTCGAGGAAGCTCAGGAGTTCGTCAACAGTCACGTTTCGAATACGCGAATTGCAGAGATCAGCCACGGTATGTCTAAAACGAAGGATGGTAGTAATTGGGCTGCCTCTTTCGGGGTAGACTTCAAGCGGATTGAGTTTGCTACAATCCTCGAATCGGCTGTTTCGGAAAAGGGTGCTCGGTATGTCCTACAGGATGATTCGTTTATTGAGGCGAGCGATCTGCCTCCCGAGGTTCGGGGTGAAGATGATGAGCTTGGGTTGGTCGCCTATGCAGATCCTGATTACATGGCATTGGATTCGGAGTCCATTGTTGATGTGTATGGAACGATCACACCGAATAGTGATGGTCAACCTACTATGGATGTGTTCGGGTATTACGGTCACTACGAACAGGAGGCTACGGTTAATCGGTCTTCGAGTTCTGGTGGTTCGAGCGGTTCGGATACAAAGGTTACGGGAGATGCGGTTGATGAGAGGACTATCTAATCATGGTCGATGTTAGTTCGATTGCTCCTGACGCCATGTCCAAAGAGGACTCTGATGGTAAGGAGCACATATGGCGGATTCTCGGGTATGGTAATCCGGGCACGGGAAAGACCCACTTTGGGTTTACTCTCCCTGAACCTATTTTCTGTATTGATACGGAGAATAAGGCGCATTCAATCACCGACAAGTTTGACAAGGAGATTTATATCTTCGAGGTCAATAATTATGATGAGGCGATTTCTGCGCTAAATCAAGCACTCGATGCACTTGAGATGTACCAGAAAGAGGATGGTGTTCGGGGTACTCTCATGGTTGATTCGATGTCTAATTTGTGGGATTGGGCGCAGCAGAAGTATATGGAGATGGCGTATCCCGGTCGGGAGAAGCATGAGGTGAATTTCAAGTCTGCGCTCCAGAGTCGGGATTCGGATTGGCAAACAATCAAACGGTTACATAATGAGCGGTTCCGTGAGCGCATGGTGACCAGTCCGTTCAATTTGTATTGGACAAGTACGAGCCGTGAGGATTACAACGCTATCTTGTCGGGCGATGATAGTCCACCTGCCAAACCTGATGGGGAGAAGAATAACATCTATAAGGCTACTGAGGTCTTACACTTCTTTGAGGGTGAGGATGGCAGACCAGCTGTTAATCTCAAAAAGAATGCTCGAACTCGGTGGAGGTTTGGTGGGTTGTATTATCCCAGCTTCGATGATGTCGAAGAGATTCTTGAGGGAATTGTTGAGGCTGAAAAGTCTCCTGAGTCGATTACCCTCAAGGAGTTGAAGTCGAAGTTCTCACAGGATGTGGAGCTTTTCGATGGTGATCCCGATATTATTATGTCGGGTGGAGAGGAGTGAGGTAGTTTACTAATATGAAAGAGCAAGCAGTACTTCATACGACAGAAGCACAGTTCCGAGAAATGATTGATGTGACCACCGTTGGGTATCACGAAGAGGTATATCTGAATGTTGGTGGGGGTCGTGTTCGGTTATTAGCTGGGTCGCCCGGTTCGAGCGCTGGTACGTATACTGACTTTGTCGAGTCCTATTTCGAGGGTGTTGAGGGCGAGACTGAAGCGTACATCAATGCTGATGAGGTTATGTCGTATATTAATCTCGTGAGTGGGGGGCCGTCGACACATCTGAAAGTTCTCTTTGAGGGAACCGAGAGTGATCGGTTGGCGAATCGTATGGTGGTTACTCCGGATAATGAGTCTGACGAGTTCGAGGTTAGTTTGGTTCTGTCCTCGGGTAAGTCGGTTCTTGAGTCGGTTCCGGCGAAGCTTCCACAGCAGTTCGATGAAAAGCATCGGTTTGTTAGTCCGAAGACTAATGAGCCGTTGGGTACGTCGATTGATACTTCTATCAGTCAGCTTGAGAAGATCAACAATGCGGTGTCGCTTCGGGAGGAGCTCGATTACAAGCCGATTGTTGTCAAAGGTGGGGAGTTCCGGTTGGATGTTGGCGATGAGTCCAAACAGAAAATCTCCGCTCGGTTGGCTGGAGAGGTTGAGGGAGACGATGTTTCAAACCTGTATGGTGGTCACTTCAATGAGATTGTGAAGACGCTTACGGGTGGGGTTGTTCTGTATCTCGATGATGATGGCCCTCTTGAAGTGTTGCAGGAAAAGAACCATATGACAATTCGTCACCTGTTGGGGAGCGCCAAGTGATAGGTAGGGTCTGACAGGTCGACATTTGGGTCGAGTCGTATTCTTTTTTGGTTTGGGTGTGTTGGGTTGTGTGGCGAGTCAAATGTGTTAGAGGGTGTTTCTAAAGTTTTATGTGCGCTGCGTTCCTGTATGTAGGTATGAGAATTGTTGAATCCTTTAGTGAGGCTGAAATCGTACCACGCGATGAACTTCCGGTCTCGGAAAAAGAGTGCCCGTGTTACAAGTGTTCTGAACAGCTGTTGTATGTCCATGAAGATGGTTTTAAGGAAGTTGTGAACAATATGGAATATCATACGTATGGCGAGGATTGTAGTGAGTGTGGAGAGTCGAGAACTGTGTTTCGAGATTTGGGACGGAAGGGCCGGTTCGTGTGTCCCGATTGTTAGACTCTAAAGTTTTATGTGGTATGGGTTCGTTGGTAGGGTATGGATTCCGTTCAAGAGATTCTTTTTGGGGAGTATCCGAGGTTTGTAGCTAATCCGGTTCAATGGGCGTGTTTTGATGAGGGGTCGTTCAATTTATTTTTAGATGCGAATGAGGGTGAGGCTAACTGTTATTCTCGGATCAGTTGGTATGCTCGCGATGGTGGGATTATGTTGGATGAGGTGTTTTTGGATTTGGATAGTGAGTTTAAAATCAATGGTATGTCTGAGACGGAGATGGTTGATCGGTTGTTTTCTGATGGGCAGTTTCGACAGGATTTGTTGGGTGGGGTGGTTAAGGATGTTCGGTCGGTTGCTAAGTTTTGTCGCGAGGAGTCTATTCCGTTAATCGGGGTGTATACTGGTAAGGGAGTACATTTGCACGCATTGTTCGAGTCCCGTCGTGAACCCGTCCAAGAGTTGAAGTCCCGTCAGGATTGGTTTGTCGAGGAGTGTGATTTGTCAACGTTTGATGGGCAGGTTAGGGGAGATATAAAGAGGCTTTGTCGGGTTCCTAACTGTCGGAGGTATGATGATAAGTTGGAGCAGCCCACGAAATTGTATACGGTTCCGTTGTCTCATAATGAGTTGTTGGATGTTACGGTTGACGAGTTGGTTGACTTTTCGGTATCTCCCCGAATTATTCCCATACCGGGTGAGAGTCGCCCACCATTCTTGTCTGTCCCTGATTATGATGGGGGTGGGGCGGTTGAGATGGTTGAGGTTGAGCAAAAGGCGACGGGTGAGTTTGGCGAGGTTAGTGAGAAGATGGAGGCGTGGTTACAAGATGTGCTGCAATTACCGTGCCTCGTTCAGAGAATAAAAACTAAAAACCCGTCTCACATAGTGAGGATGCAAGCAGCGGTTCATATGTTTAATGTCGGTATGAATGTGGAAGAGGTTGTAACTGTATTTTCTCAATTGGGATGGCATGATTTCGATAAAAATGTTACCAGAAAACATTTGAGACAAATTAAGAGTCGTGGATATGTTTCAATGAGTTGTGCGAAGATACAAAGTAAGGGTCTTTGCGTATTTCTTGAAGGAGAACGTCAAGAAAAATGTTCTTGTTATGGATATAGAGGTGGAGAATCTGGAGTTTTTGATTAGTAGTAAGTTTCTTTTAGATTTGGGTTTTAGTGTTGGTAATGAAGTCGTGTCCTTCTTGTGAGAGAGATTTTAAGTCTATTCGGGGTATGAGGGTACACCATACAAAAGTTCATAATGAAAAACTCGGAGTTCGTAAGGCTGAGTGTAAGGGATGTGGAGATGAATTTGAATGGACTAATATGTGTAGAGAGAGAAAATATTGTTCCAGAAAGTGTGCAAGTCCTAACAATTGTAAAGAGTGGAGAAAATCCTTATCTGAAGCTGTTACTGAAGAAGAAAGAGAGCGTATATCTGAGAGAAATTCTGGTTTTAATAATGGTATGTTTGGCGTTACTGGTAGTGATCATCCTTGCTCAGTAGTTTCATCACCAAATTGGACAGAGGTTGAAAAAACCGGACATAAAGTCCGGTCTACATGGGAAGAGGAGGTAGATATAATGTTGTATGAGTCTGAGTTTAGTTACGAGTATGAGCCGAGAAGGTTCGTTTTAGATGATTATAATTATCACCCGGATTTTATTATAGAGGACAAGTATGTTTTAGAGGTAAAGGGGTATGCATCTGATGATTGTGTTTCTAAAGGAGAACAGTTTGTGAAAGAATATGGAGAATATGTATACGTTGTTTTGCAGGGTAATGGTGAAAAGATTCCTGCAGATATCCATATAGACTGGAATTCACGTGCAAGTTTAATTCCTAAACTTTTATATCATTAACCCTCTTTTGGTTAGGTACAGATGTCAACTACAGCTGCCAACGAAATTTGGGTTGAGAAATTCCGTCCAGAAACGCTTGATGATATTCGGGGCA